GGCAGAAGATCTGATTTAGCATCAAACATGGTTTCAATTCTAATTTGGGCATCTATTGAAATGTTGAATTTTTGTTCAATTAATAATCTTGTATTGGAACACACAGGCAATTGAACAGGTTCTTTAAATATATTAGGTGTGTTATCCCTAAACCATTTATCAAATTCTGAATTGTAGGCTTTAAGCAACATATACTTACTTAAATCTCTTGTTTGACGTAATATGCAATGTGCATATGATTGTATTATAGGACAGCCTGGATACTGATGTGCATAGCTTAAAGCTTTACAGCGCATCAATGATTTTATTTTTTGTGATCGAGCAGATTGATAACGTCGGGATACCCATCCCAATGTCGCTAAACATTCTCTCGGATCTGTAACAACTACTTGATCCTTTTCATCAAATAGCAGACCACAAAAACTACAATCACTAATTTTCAAATGTTCAATTAACTTGATCTTGCACCCAAGTTTCTCAAAAATTGACATATCCAGCACGTCGGCGAGATTAATGGCAAAAGACCCATCATCCCCTTCTACTACTCCTCTAACAGTGTTTAAGTCAATCCCACTTTTAAAACACACGAATTCAAATAACATTAAATTTGTAAAACCATTACCTAGAGATGTATTCATTTCACCTGACATACGCCTAGCTTTAATGGTCATTTTAATATTACGACCGTATATACGATTGGTTCCTTTAATTGCATTAAGGTTATGCAAAAATAGATCCTGATCTTCATGCGAAAGATTTTGTATCATATATTTATAGAGTTTCATTTCACAACTCTCCATAAGTTTAGCTGTGAATACGGATTCATAAGAAGTATAATCTGTTTCAACATACTTCTTAGCAGGATTGTACATTAATTCATACATGTACCTAGCCCGATCAGCAATCGGTACATGTTTAATAAATTCCTTATTTTTGTACAATTCTTTCTCAATTAATTTGAAGATTGGACCAACCATGACTTTAAATTCATCAGTACGAGCATAAATGCCTCGTTGATGCTTGAAATCCTCATAGTATTCGTCTTTGCCGTGCAATTTAACTGCAGCATGCTTCCTGTCTTTCTTCTTCAAATTTTTCTCATCACACTCTCTTAAGTCATTTTTACGTGATAATGAGTAATTAGAATCCTCCAGCCATTTTTCGCGTGAGGTATCTGCATCGCGTGGTAATGGTTTAACCATAGTAAGAATTCGACGATCAACATACTCTTCGAATTCTTTTAGCAACTGATCATCAATGGTGGGCATTCTTCCAGCCATTCTTTTTACAATACCTGCTGTAATTGTAGGGACATTATAATTATCAGGATGAGGCATCAACACTCCTTCTAAATAACAGAATCCAGCTCTTGCAACAACATGACGTTTCGTGTCAATCAATGATTCACGTACCGTTATATTAGCATCTTTTGCTGGTTCTTCTAAAGAAGGTGTTTTATTATCCCCATACTGATAACCATATGCTACCAGCGGCGTACTTATTGAAACTTCAATTTTGATGAAGTAATATACTGAGAAACTACTGCAGAAGCTAGTTTAACAGTTTCATATGTTAATTCACTGAAAGCCATTTTGAATTTTATATCAAATAAATGTGCGTAGCGATCAGTTGGAATTGAAGTACATTTCATAGCGTAATTTTGCATTTTTATTTCATTATCCGATGTACTTCCAAACATAAAGTTTGAATTAAACAACATTGAGA